ACTCATCGTGTCTCCTGTGGTTGTTGTGCTTTCCACTCTATTGCACCGTGATAGTGATGTCAATGACATCACCTCGACTGGACATGCTGAGTGATTTGATGTACTTACTTTTAAGAGGTGAGTCTGTGGACATCAGAAGCTACCGAGAGAGTCGGCCAAAGTACAACACTCGTGCGGCATTCTGTCATCGCATGAACTTGTTCCTTCGGCAGTGGGGTTTGAACATTTCAATCCCATATCTGAGAGACTTGGAGTCGGGACGTTCGGTCCCATCGCTTGCTCTTGCGGTTGCAGTTGAAGATGCTACCGCAGGAAAGGTTCGAGTTCGGGATTGGCCCGGATTAAAGAAACGCATGAAACAGAGGAAGAAACATGCTGCTGTCTAAGGAAGAGTTGAGTCAGATTCGATCAGAGGTGGGTTCTCGCACTGCGCAATACCAGAACATAGTGCCGAGGCTGCTTCGCCACATCGCTGCGCTTCAGGCAGTCGTCGATGTGCTTGAGGCTGAGGTTCAGGATGCGTGGGCCCTCGCCAAGAAAGCTCCATCCACGAAGGCCCCAGCCACGAAGGCCCCAGCCACGAAGGCCCCAGCCAAGAAGGCTCCATCCAAGAAGGCCCCAGCCAAGAAGAAGTAAGACTCAGGCTTCAGCGGGTGTTGCTGACATGGCCATCTGCATTACCAGAAACGCCTGCTGAAGCCCGACCTCGATCATTAAGCCATCCTCAACTTGTCGTGGCGTTGCGTCTTTGAGCACGGTCTCTCCCTCATCGTCGAGCACGGTCCAAAGACCCTCGGTGTAAATCAAGAGCCAGCCATCGGGAAGATTTTCAATCAGCGTGTGCATGGTTTACCAAGTGCATCCAATCCGAGTGTACAGCTTCATTCGCTTCTTGGCGAGTCCGCGCATCGAACCAATGTCATCAACTACATCAATGACGAGTGGTGGCTTCTTTTGTGGATGTGGGCGCATCACTCGTCCGATTCTCTGCTGAATACGAGCCAGGGCTTTGGTTGGAGTCGTCAGCACAACCGTGTCGAGAGATGGCAGGTCAAGGCCCTCATCAGCAAGCGTCGTGGCGCAGACCACCTGTATTTCTCTGTCCCTGGCTTTGTTTAAAGTCTCAGCCCGCTGCTTCTTTGTCATGCGTCCAACCAGTTGTTCTGCTGTGTACCCTCGAAATCTAAGCTCTTGAGCCATTAAAGAGCAGTGGCTGACCCGGTCGGAAAGAACGAGCACTTGCCGACCCTCCTCGATTGCTCGAACAACTCGGCTGATAATGCGCTCATTTCGGTACATGTTGCCTACCATCTCATTGACCAGCTTTGGCCAGTCCATCGGACCTTTGGGGCCCTTCCAGTCCGTCATCAGCCACTCCACTCGGGGAGGTAGAACATGCCCGTCTTTCGCCAAGTCCGCGTTGGTGATCTCATAGACGGCGGGGCCAAGATGCCACCAGAGCATTGACGTAAGGCCGTCTTGTCTGCGAGGCGTAGCTGTAAGTCCCAGCCGGTACTTAGCTGGGATGGTCATCATGACTCGACTGAACATCTCGGCAGGGACATGGTGACACTCATCAACAATGCAAAGCCCAAACTGCTTGGCCCACTCGTACCGTTCAAGCCAAGACATTCGGTCAAGGGTTTGGAATGTGGCCACAACAACGCGGCCTGAGTCGTCTCGCTTGCCTCCCCCATAGACGCTGGTGGTGCAGCCATCGAGGGTGGTTTCGAGCCGGTTTGTCCATTGTTCTGCAAGGTCGTTGGTGTGTACCAGGATGAGGGCCTTGGTCTCACAGGTTGTGATTCCAAAGATGCCGATTGTGGTCTTTCCAGCGCCACATGGCGCGACGATGACTCCTTCCTGGTCTTCTTTGATCCAAGAGCTAAGTGCCTCCTCTTGATATGGTCGAAGCTTGTAGCCACCAACAGGAACGAGCGGTTCTTTGACCAACGGGTAGGTGCGTTTGTCGATTATCTGGAGCCCGCTTCCATCGAGTTTGGCGTTTCGCGGGATGGCCAGCCCGCCTCCCCATGGGTGCTCAAACGGGATCTCTTGGCATGCGCTGACTCGCTCAGGGGGCATCTGTACCCACCTGCCACGACTTCGTAGCCCTTGGGCCATTCTGTAGTCTGGGTTTGGAAGACTGTAGGATTCAGACAACTTTGCTGCGAGTTCACTCCCAGGCTGGAAGTAGTACGCGCCTGCTCTCACACATAGATTACTCATCGGTATCACCTGTTTTACTTAGTTCAATCACCTTAGTCTTCGTCCAAACATAAACTCTGTTCTCACCAATGCGCTTGCGGTCCTTCTTAAACCCAAGCTCTCGCAAGATCTCAGCCACACGAATCTCAGCATGTCGAGTCATGTGATTCTTCTCCAGCTTGAGGGCGTCTTCCATGAGGGTCCGCGTTGAGATCATCCCGTAGTAGTTCTGCGTATACTGGACGATCACGTCTCTCCAGGGGTCCTCCTGGCGGAAGATCTCGCTCTCCTCTTCGCGCTCCTTCTCCCACTCCTGCTCAAGCCACCATGTCGCGCCAGAGTTGTACTCAAGAATGGCCTCAGCCCAAAGCTGGTCCCGAAACTCCGCAACCCAATCGAGATCGATCTTCTTGACCTTGATGGGCCAGTACCTACGACTTCCCGTCCAGTCGTTCATGAACTGGCTGTCGTTGGTGGTTCCGGCAAACACGGTGTGCCGCTTAATGGTTACCGCTCTACGCCCATACGCTGGCCTGTAGGTGTCTTCCTGGGCACTGATGAAGGCTTTGGTTGCCGAGTTCGCTGAGCGCCGAACAGAGTCAAGCTCGGCTACCTCGTAGATCCAAGCACGCTGAATCTGCGTGTAGGCATTGGCTGAGCCAATATCGAGAGGTGTATCCGAAAAGAAGCTCTCAGTAGCCAGGGTCCTCAGCAGGCTGCTCTTGCGCGCGCCTTGGGGCCCAATCAGGATCAAGACACAGTCGGCCTTGCTGCCGGGCTTCATCGCGCGAGCAATCGCCTGAATCAACCACTTGTTGCCCATCATTCGGTTCAACTCGGTATCGTCACACCCGGTGGCCCGAATAAGCCAATCATCAGTTCGTTTGACCCCGTCCCACTTTACGCTACTGAGCCACTCTTGAAGTGGGTTGATGCCGTTCTCCTCGCCTATGAGCTTGGCGATTCCTGCAACCGTCGTGTCGGCAAACTTGATGCCGTATGTTGCGTCAATCCATAGAGAGATCTTGGTGTCGTCGGTGTCCTTGTACTCATTGTCGTTCAAGTACAAGGCCCCATCGAACAGGTTCTCCCAGATGCTGGCCTTGTATCGACGGTCCAGGCTCAGAATCTTGTAGAGGTTGTTTCGGGACTGCTTGGGAACTCCAGTCAGGTTTCCTTGCTTGTCTCGATACTGCTCAAGCTGCGGCAGCACAATCGGGTCTGGTTGGTCCCTACCCAACTGCTCTTCTTCGTCTTCATTCAGGTCTCCTTTGGCTTCAGCGTTCTTCAGCAAGCTCTGTAGTGATGTCTTCTCTCCGCGCAGCGTTCCGTCGATGTCAGGCATTTTCTGCTTTAGGCCTCCAGCGGGACTCGGTAAACCTTGTGGTCGGGTAGGCCATCAGCAATCACTGTGGCGTATTCGTCTCCTCGGTCGTCAGGGTCGGTCGCAATATAGATTTTGGATGTTTTAGGGATTTGGATTTTTGGGATTGCTTTGAAGCCACCTGAAGCCGCAGCTACGATGGCCATCGTCATTTCTTCCGAATGCGCAGCACAGCACGCCCGGATAAAATCAGTGAGACCCTCACAGATTAACAGTCCGGTTAGTCCAGGGACTACCTGGCCACGCATCATGCGAACCGCATCCGGGTTGGCCATGACCAACTCGCTGGCCTCATAGCGATATGGCCATCGAGTCTTTGGGTTGATTTCCGGCACAGCAACGCTTCTTGCGTGGATGCTTGCGAACGTGCCATCAGATTCGTAGACTGGCGCGACTACCCGGTAGTTTGGAAGCCACTCCTTCCTCCACCACTCTGGCATTTGAACTCGGCCCGGTGGGGGCAGGACTCGGGCTGCTTTGCACTGGTCGAGCAGAAGGGGGGCAAACTTCCGGCGCAACAGCCACGTTGCCATGGGGTCTGCCCACTCTGGGTCGTCGTTCAGCGACTTTTCAAATGAGCAGGTGAGTCGCCATAGGTCATGTAGCTCTTCTTGTGGTGGTCGACGGTAGCCGTCGTCAACGACCCGCAGGAGGGCTTTCTTCTTTTCCAGTCCACTTGGTGCATGGGTTTCGCCTGGGCCTGGGCATGCTCCTTGTTTTGAAAACCATGTTCGCACCTCAAGCTGTCTGCCTGATGGAAGCTCTCTAAAAGGTAACTCATGGAGCCGAAAGGCTGCGAGGTCGACCACATCTCCTTTGATTCCGCAGCGGTGACACTTCCATGCCACCTGATCGAAGTTGACTCCTATTGGTCCTCGGTTGTCATCGGTTCCGCGAGTCTCTGAGTTGCATGCTGGGCATGGGCCAAGAGAGCGGCCCCGGCGTTTTTGTAAGCCGAGGGCTTTCGCTGCCTTGATGACTGGGAGGTCCTTCGCTTGCTGTATCCACATGTCTGCTCCTGGTCGTAAACCCACTTGGCCCCGATGAGGCCGCCCAGAGCGCGGAGCACTCTGAGCGACCTGACCAGGAGCCCTGTCCTCCCAAAGGGAGTGCCAAGGGGATCAACCTTGACGGGCTTTAGGTAGATACCGGATCTACCTGATTGGATCAAGGTCCAAGGACAACGCCCTCGGTTTGATGGTCTTCGCATGAGATTGAGTAGTAAAGCCGCATGTCCGGTGTAATGGTCAAGACCATCTTGAGCCCCGTGTTTGCGTAGACCTTCTTGGTGTACAACGCCAGAGAATCTACTGTTGGTGGGGGTCTCTTATGGTTCAACTGCTGCCAGAGATGCGAGTACCCGGTCTCAAGAATCTTCGCGGCTGGCCGGACCTTGCCTCCCAAGGCCCGGACCAAGCTTGCGAGAGCATCGTATGTGTCCACACGAAGCTCCGGTGGTTGTCGTCTTCCCTTTGCCATCGGTTCCCCTTTACTTGGCTGCCTCTGTCTCTGAGGCGTTGTCTTCATCTTCATCAGCGACCAAGACCGGCTTGTGAACCGCCTCGCGCACCTGTGGCACGAAGGTGATGTTGCCGTTCTTCTGGATCTTAGGAAGCTTCTGGAAAAGCTCCTCGTCGATGAGGGCAAGCGCACCAGAGACCCCGCTCTCCTTCAGCAGGTTCGCATCAGCGTCCTTGCCAAGCTTGATGGCTTCCTGAATAGAGTCCGCAATCATCCGTGCCGTCTGGGGCCCGGTGATGCCGGAACGCTTCAGGAAGATAGCCAGGGCAAGCTTCCAGGGAATGCGGCTTGTGCCCTTGGAGTCGAATGCCTCGCCTCGCTTGAGCAGGCCCTTGACTCGAATGAGCATATCGACCTCAGCCTGAGAGCCGTTAGCGATAGCCTTGCGGGCCGCTTCTGACTCCTTGGTCGAGATGGTCTTCATGATGGCAACGATTTCTTCTGGGGTAAGGTTGAGATCTTCCATGGTATCGCTCTCCTTTGGTTGGTTGAGGCATCTATGTCACCGCCCACATGCCTCCCTGCTGGGCCCTAAGGGGTAACAGGAACCCCCCGGTGGTTTTGAAATCTTAACTGGTCTGCCCAACCAGTGCAAGAATATTTTGTTGGTCAGGACGGGAACCACCGATAAAGGCGAGTCCCGTTGATCATCATCCGCTTTGACTTGTAGCCCATCTTTCGGAGCGCGGCAGCAATCTTCATCTCAGTCGCGCGCTGTGACGTGCTCATCCCCTCGGGGTCTATCGCTTCACCTATGCGGTCTGTCGTGACCTTTGTGCCGTCGTTTCGCTTTGCATTGTCGTCCAGCCACTTTGAGATAGCATCGAGATATTTCTTCTCGATATGGGTTTCTCTCTTCTTGCGTGGCGCTTTCGGTGATGATGCTGCGGCGGCAACAAGGCCAGAGTAAAGCTCCCACCTTGTTGGTGTTATGCCGTACCTGCCCGTCAAATAGACCGAGATGTTAGCCAAGCCCTCTTCATTCAGCTTTTCTCCGTTGTGACTTAGTTTGCCATTAGAGGTCGTTTTCAGCTTCCCCTGTAGTCGCGAGTCGTGGCGAGCAGCCAGGTAGACTGCATGCCCACCCCCTGCCTCTGATATCTTGTGTTCGTGCGACACTGTTTCTCCTTACTGTTGAGGTCGTTACCCGGCAATAGCGAGTGCTGGGCGTTCTCGGTAGATGTGGTACACGGGGCGCGTGACATCCAGCATGGAGCGGATGCACGCCAGTTGAACCAGTTGCCCCAGCTTCATGATGCTGAGCGGAATGCTCTTCCACAGCAGCGCCCCTGATATGGGCTTTCGGTCTTTCCGTGGGCGTGCCGCAAAGCTTACGGTGACCGTCTTGGAGTCCAGGCCGCTCTGGCACGGAAATGGTTGGCGGATCTCAATCCTGGCCCAGGACGGGATGTCGTATGTCTTGAGCACTTCACGAAGTGAGGGCTCCAGATCAGAGAGCCCAAGCGCCCTCCGCATCTCGTTTACTGGGGTCACTCTCCATCCAAGCTTGTAGCTGAACTCCAGCCTTCGCTCCGTGATGCCGGTGAACTCAATGTAGTGTTTGAAGTCCCGGCCTCCGGTGTATTTGGCAATCATCTCCGTCTCCATGGCTGTGTGCCCTACGTACCACGATTCAGTGAATCAGGCAAGTTGGGTATCGGTGGTTAAAAAAAGTGGGCGGGCGCATGCCAGGGGTGCAGGAACCTGACTTGCTCTCGACGCCGCCCGCGCCGACCCTGGGAGGAACGGGAAGGGTCCAGGGCCCCATCCCTTAACCCTTCCCGCTACATCCCCTCAGGTGGTTCTGTGCCCTTTTGAGGCTGCGATACGGGCCGACCCTGGCCTTGCAGCATCTGCAACGGACATAGAACAGCGGCCTGAGTCCCGCTGGGTTTGCGATGAAGATGCCCTTGTTGGGCTGCTTGAGGGGGGTGGTCATCACTCACCCCCCTTGGCTATGCCCTTGCACTTGGGACAAATGCGAAAGGGTCTGGCGATTAACATGCTCGACTCTGCCAGTAGTTCACTGCCTATGC